ATTCAAACCCCGCTCGAACGGTCTTCGAGCGGGGATGTGAAGCGCCTTCAATCAGCCTCGCACCAGAGCCAGTGCGCCACCGTTGACATCGGGCACGCCGACATTGGTGAAGTGCGCCGTGGCCGCGAGGTAGGTGCCAGCTGCGCCGTTACCCGCCGTCGCCTGCAGCTGCAGGTAACGCTTGCGCCGCGCCTTGAGGTCGACGACGATGATGACCGTCTTGTTGTCATCGCTGGAACCGGGAACGACCGTGGCCAGCGCATCGACCACCAGCGTCGGAGTGGTGAGGGTGACTGTGTCGCTGGCCGCCTCGGCTTCCATTACCTTCAGGACGGCGAGGTCTGCATCGATCGAACCGATGTTGACACAGAAGACTGCCGACTGAGCGCCGCCAGCTAAGGCGGTGTCGATTGCCAGTGCGACGAAGGCCGCGTCGTCCTTGATGACACCGGGTGGAATCGCCGGGACGCTTTTCATGTGCTCGAATGGTTGCATGTTTGATCTCCGAAAAGTGAATTTGTGTTTGTTGGTTTACCGAGGTATTTTCAGTGTCTTCAACCCCGGCTTTCCGAGGTAGCCCGTAGCGTGTCAGCGCTGCGGGCATTTTTATTTCATGCCGTCATGCCAGGGATCAGCTTGCCGCCTTGGTCATCACGCCGACCACCGGGCCGGGCGTCGTATCAGTGCCAAGGTTGTGGTTGTTGATCGCGTAGCGACCCGTGGCGAGCACGGCGACTTCGCGGCTCGTGAAGAGAGCTTCGTGGCTGGACTCGATCTGCAGAGCCTGGCGACGGCCCAGTGTGGACGACTGACCGATGTCGCCAACGAGCAGCGGGATCTGGCTGTTGCCGCTAGTGCGCGGCATGACGTGGCTGATGTCGCACGGCACACCGAAGACGCTGAGGGTGAAGCCCTCTTGCATTTCCATCTTCGTGACGCCGCCCGCATCGGTGATGAGCTTGGCCATACGCTGCCAGTAGAATTCGTTCGAGCAGGCCGCGCGAATCTGACCGGGCCGGGCGTTACGAACAGCGCCGATCGCGTTGAGGATGTCATCCTTGCCAATCGTCGCCCAGCCACCGCCGACGCTGCCCGATGTGCCCAGCACGATGCCGCCGCCATCATTGACGCCGTTGATCTGCTGCAGCAGGAACGTGATGCCAGCGATGTTGTCGTAGGCATCGCTGCCATCGCCAATGAGGCCGTCCTCTTCCAGTGCCAGGGAGAAGCCCAGCGCGATTTCAAGGATGATCAGCTCCGCGATGGAGACCAGTGCATCAGCCTCGATTTCCTTGGGATAGGAAGTGAGGATTTCGTAGTTGGCCGCCGTCAGATTGATCGGCGCGACCGCCATGTCCTGGCGAGTCGCCGCTGTGCGCAGCTTGCTCTTGCGAGCGCGGAAGCCGCTGACGCGACGAGTGAAGTTAAGCTCGCTCGATCCCATGGGCATCGGGAATGCCCGCTGAGCGAAGATGCTGGAGTCTTCAACCAGGCGATGGATGCGCGTGCTGTGTTCCTGCGGGATCAGAGACTGCTCGCCGGTGATGTCCTTGTTGCGATCCATGAAGCTCTTGTGATCGGTGTTGAGGATCTCCACCGACCTCTTGCGCCAGTCCGGATCGGCTGTGCGAGCGAGCACGACGAGCGCGAACGTGCGGGCTTCGGTTTCGCTGCCGAAGTGGCCGCGATAGTTGCCGTTGCGATCGAAGGCCATTTGCTGCGCAGCTTCGAGACGCTTGGTGACGTCAGCCACCAGTTCCTTCTTCCAGGTCTCGATCTGCTTGATGGCATCCTCGGCATCTTTGAGGCGGCCCTTGTCCGCGCCCCAGGCCTTGATCTCGTTGATCGCGGTCTCGGTCTTCTTCTGATCGGCAATAGCCGCCTTCAGTTTTTCAATGAGTTCTTTGAGTTCCGGGTCCATGCTTGCATTCCTTTGCAGTGGTGGGTGTTTGAATGAGAGTGATCAAAGTCTTCACGTCGCGAACGCCGCTCGCAGTTGGGCCATGAATTCTTTCGCGCCTTTGTTTGGCGCACTTTCCTGTTGGTCGTGATCGTGATCATGGCCAAAGGATCTGGCGGCGATGGCTTGTTCGACGACCTGGCGAACGAGCGCATCTACAGGGCCGACCGGATCGGTCATGAGCTGAGTGAGTGACTTGGTGATTTCAGCGGCAAGCTCCACGGCGATCGCCTTGATGCGCGGATCGTCATTCGCGGACTTGACCTGATCGATGACGCCGTCGATCTGCTCTCCGAAACCGAACGCTGCCGTGCGTAGCAGCGCATCTGCGTTGGCGGGAATTTCGACAGCAGAAACTTCGAGGAGTTCAACCTCGGTGAAGTGGCGGATGATTTTCTTTGCGCCGCGCACACTGGCTTCGCGCATTTCAGATGCGAGCGTGATGAAGCCGACGCTGAACGTGCGCTGAGCCTTGTGCAGAAAACGGAACCACCACTTGTCGGCCAGCGCGTCGCCTGGCGGCAGAAACTTAGCGGTGCCAATGAGGCCTTCACTGGTGACCTTGAGCTCAGTCCAATGGCCGATGGAAGTTGGCGATCCGTCCATCGTCGCATAGCGATGACCCGCGATGAACTTGGGATTCTCCATGAACGAGGCAATGGTCTTTTCGTAGGCCGATGGCAAAACGACTTCGCCGTAGCGATCGATGCTGCCAGTGGAGAGCGTGGCTGTCACTTCGCGCTTGGCTTCATCCACACCTTTGACATGCGCGATGGCAAGCCCACGATCGCCTTTGTCTGCGGCCATTTCGCGCGCGAAGGGATTGAGTGTCTTGGTGCCGGTATCGATGTATTTATTTAGGGTCATAACTGTGCTCCGCTATAAAAGCCTTTAATCATCAGGTGCGAGATCAGCACTGCATCTTTCTTCGCGTCGAAGTAACGGCTCAGGGTTGTGCAGCCGCAGTGCACGGCATCTTTGGCAGGCAGATCGCTACCGCGCGGATAGAGCGTGCGGCTGCCGGTGTCGGCAATCGTGAAGAGGTCTGCGTTGGCAATGGGCTTGTCGCGCGTCGCATCTTCAGTGTCGCGGTGCCACCAGCGGCCTGTTTCTTTGCGCGACCAGAGCCAGCTTTTGGCTGGGATGCCCGACTGCTGCCTGCCGACTTGCCGACCATCTTCGACGGCGCCGCCGACCTCGGTGATTGCAGCGGACGCGGCGCGGCTGCTAGCGATGTTGAACTTTGTGCGGATGCGCTCAGCGAGCTGAGCCGTCGTCTCGCCCTTTTCAATGCCTTGAGCCAGGGACTCAGCGATCTGCCGACGCGTGGTGTCGGTGGTCCCCTTGATTCGCACTTCACGCACCGACATTGATTTGACCGCTTGCGGGTCTTGGATGTTGTAGGGCGAAGGCTTGTCTTCGCGAGCTTCGGCGGCAGCGGCTTCGAGCATCGACTGCTCGCCGCCCAGATTGTTCCCTTGGCGAATGATCGGCCTCATGAATGCGACGAGCTTGCCGTTAAACGCACGGATGTCGAAGAGGATCTGACCGATCAGATTGCGGTGCACCGAAGCGACGGACTTCTCATCGCTCCCAGGCATGAGCCGCTCAAGATTGCGGAGCGTTTCAGCGCGGGCTTCATACAGCAGGGCCTGATGCTTATTTACAGCCTGTTTTCGAAGCGGCTGCCACGATGCCCACCAGTTGGCCCACAGGCCATCAGCCTGGCTGGCAGTGAGACGCACCGATGATTCGCTGACCGACTTGCCTTCATCTGTTGCCGTGCTGTCATCTGCTGCGTCGTCAAGCATCTCATCGTCGGTCGGTTCGCTGCCTGATGGCGCGGCGCTTGTGGCTGCACCTTGCTCTGTCTGCACATCGACCAGATTAAACGGCTTGTACCAGGTGTTGCCCCATGGAACTTCTTCGAACGGCAGATCGTTGGCCGCGAGAACTTGATTCAGCGTCACACCAGCGGTGATCCACTTCAGTGCCTGATCCGCCATCGCCAACTGTGTGCGATGCAGCACGGGCACGCCTGAGAAATCAAACCAGAAGTAGTGACTGCGGCGCACCGCTTTGGCGCGGCTGGCCAGCTCGCGGCGCGAGCGGCAACGACGCTCACCGATACGCATCGATCGCTTACTGGCATGACGAAGCGACAGCGATTGATCCTTGTCGAAGTGGCCCGCCAAGGCGAGCTGCAATTCCTCAGCAATCCACTCTGCACGCGGCATCATCGTGTCGGTCCAGAAAATCAGATGAGCGGCATCAGTATGCTGCCCTGATCCCAGACCTTCTTTGCCGCTGAACCCAGCCACCAGGGGATTAACACCAAAGCCCACGCAGATGTCCTCACGGCTGAAATACTTGAGCTCAGAGAATTCCATTTCACTGAACGTGCTGAACAACTTCTCGACCGAAAGCCCGCCTTCAAGCAGCATCCAGCGATGGCGATTGCCAGCGCCTGAGTGACGATCATCGAGCGTCTGATTCAGCTCTTTCTTCTGTTCTTCGCCGAGGTTGTGAGGCGTCTTGAGCGCCAACCCGCCGCCTGCCCCATGCTTGAGACTGCGATCGTTGGCGATGTCTGCCTGGTAGTGCTGGCTGATGGCCAGCGCGATCGCGCGGCGCGGGCTCAGTGCCTGCGACAGGTCGGATGATCCAAAATCAGGATCAATGATGCGATGCACCTGATCGAGGGCGAGGTTCATCGTCACACCTTGAGCGTCGCCGCGCGGCGTGTAGGTGTAGCCGATGATGCCACCATTACCGCGATGTTCGGTCATCTCCATTGATGACACCGGGTAGTATTCATGGAGAGCACCGCCCATGCTCAGCTTCACGATGTACACCAGGCCAAACAGATCGAGGTAGGCCGAAATCGCACGGCGACAGGCGCGGCCAGTCATGGTGCGATTGGGCTGCTCGATGGCTTCGACGATCGGGCCATCTTCCTGCACTTCATCATTGACGGTCGAAACACGAAGTGGCAGCATCGCCAGCGCATCCGCTTTCTTTTTGACGCAGGCATAAACGGCTGCGACGGTGGCGTAGGGATTGGTGACTTCGTTCTGCGCACTACGCGAATTAAAATACTGCGCGATCTGCGCGACCGTCATGCTGTCAGCACTGCGCTTGGTTCCACCGTGATAGGGAGTGTTCCGCTTGCTCATTGCCATCGCTCCCTTGCGCCGCCGCCAAGCATGGATGCCCTAGGCGCTGGGCCGACAAGCTGGCCTGCCCTCAGTGCCAAAAAGTTTGAGTAGGCCACGTCGCAGTGACTCTCAGGCAGGAGCGGGTTGTCGCCTTCATCCAGGCGCAGATTGTTGCCGCTTCGATCCGCTTGGATGGCGGCGATATCCGCACCAATGAATGCAGCCGGCCCATCGAGCGGCGGAATCGTTTGTGCGGCACCGTCGTAAGTCGTCGCACCGATCGAGCCAAGTTCCGCCTTGCCCTTTGATGTGAAGGTGAACGGCAGCCACCGCTCATCGCCGAAGGTGGTCTTCATCGTTTCGTTGGAGTCCATGCCAAGGCCGGTGGCATCACCAGCGCCGACGCTCAGGCTTCCACCTGGTGCGTGCATCGCAGCCTTGACGATCTCGCGCTGCAAGGCGAAGCTCGTCTTCTGCATGAGCATGAGAAACCGCAGCGACTTGGCTTTGCCAGGGACAGCGTGGTTGCACCAGACGCTGGACAAGTCGCCTTGGCGAGC